AAATATATACATTTATTAGGCATATCAAAAATATCAGATTTTTTTATATTAGCAACATTACAAAAGTTGATAAATAAATTAACTAATAACAGAGTATTATTTTCAACAGATTCTAGTTCTCCAGGACAATATCCTGTATTTGGAACATATCTTCATTCTGGAAATTATAAGACACAAACATTTACAGAATTATATTTTCCAAAGAACAATGAATATAGAAGAAAAGCACATGCTAATAGAACAAACAAAACTGTAGACATTGACACTTCAAGATACGTGCCGTGTAGTTTAGATTGTCCAGCTTGTAAAGATTTTACATATGATTATTTAGGTGGTAAAACTGATAAAGGTTTAGATAGATATAGCCAAGAGGGTATGCCTAGAATGGTTATACATAATACACATCTTTATGTTGATATAGCAAAAGATGTTAGTAAACTAGTAAATAATCATGTTGAGTTGTTAGAAACAGCAATTCCAAAAGACTTATATGACGTTATATTATCATTACATGATATGTTTGATGATCCAGACAGTGCAATGAAAGTATATGCAACATATAAGAAAACATATAAAAAGTTTGGTGGTGATAGTATATCAACTACTGATGCAAATCAATTCAATAAATTTTTTAAATTTTAAAAGGTAGAACAATGGAAAAAAATAAGTTACAATCATTTATTAATAGATACTATTTAGCAGGTAACTGTGAAGCGGTAACTGTTAAAGCAAATGGACAATCTGTTAATTGTGAATTAATAGATGTAGATCAAACCGTAGTAGGTAAAGTTAAATGGAAAACAGATCCATTTATGTCAGGAGAATTAGGTATCAATCATACAGGTGCATTAACTAAAATGTTATCTGCAGTTGGAGAAAAAATTGATATTGAAGTTCAAGACGCACAAGGCAAAAATTATGCAATGAAAATTAAAGAAGGCAGCACAACAATGACTTTTATGTTAGCTGATACTTCTGTTATACCAGCTGTTCCAGCAATCAATGCAGAACCAGAATATAATGTTACATTTGATATTGACGAATTATTTGTTAATAAATTTATAAAAGCAAAGAATGCATTACCTGATGCAAAGAATTTTGCAGTTCAAGTTCAAAACGGTAAAATTAAATTTATTATTAATTATACAACAATTAATTCTGATAATGTTACATTTGAAATGGATGGTGGAAACGATGCAATGGAACCAATATGTTTTTCTGCAGATAAACTAAAAGAAGTATTAACTGCAAATAAAGGAGACAAAGGTACAATGCATATATCATCAGACGGATTAGCAAGAATAGATTTTACAGGTACTGACTTTGATTCAAATTATTGGTTAGTTCAATTACAAAATTGATATGGAAGTACGAGTAATAAATAAATCAGATAATGATCTTCCTAGCTATGAAACTATAGGTAGTGCTGGATGTGATGTAAGATCAAATCATAGTGCAATGATTAATCCAGGTGGTAGATTATTAGTTAAAACAGGATTATATGTTGAAATTCCTATAGGCTATGAAATTCAAGTAAGACCAAGAAGTGGATTAGCATTTAGTAAAGGAATAACTGTTATAAATAGTCCAGGTACTATAGATGCTGATTATAGGGGAGAAATTGGTGTAATTCTAATTAATCATGGTGGAGAAAAAGTTATCTTAGAAAAAGGTGAACGAATAGGACAATTGGTATTAAATAAAGTTGAACAAATAAATTGGGAATCGGTATTAGTATTATCTGATACTACTAGAGGAACTGGTGGATTTGGCTCAACAGGAAAAAAATAAATTATGTTTGGAGTAACAGAAAATACACTTTGGGTAGAAGCATTTAGACCCGACACATTAGATGGATATATTGGTAATGAGCATATTATTGACAAAGTTAAAATATTCATTGAGAATGGTGATGTTCCACATTTGCTATTTTATGGTCAAGCTGGAACTGGTAAGACTACATTAGCAAAGATTATAGCAAATAATGTAGATGCAGATTTAATGTATATAAATGCATCTGACGAAAACTCAGTAGACGCAGTAAGAGATAAAATAAAAAGATATGCATCTACTGTAGGATTTAAAAGATGGAAAATTGTTATACTAGATGAAGCTGACTATTTAACTCCTAATGCTCAAGCAGCATTAAGAAACTTAATGGAAACATATAGCAAAACTACTAGATTTATATTAACATGTAATTATGTTGAAAAAATTATAGATCCAATACAATCAAGATGTCAAACATTTGGAATAACACCTCCTTCGAAAAAAGATGTAGCACAAAGATTAGTAACGGTATTAGAAGAAAAACAAATTGAATATGACATTAAAGATGTTGCAGCTATTATAAATTCTTCATATCCAGATATTCGTAGAGCTATTAATGGAGCACAAAGTCATGTTGTTAAAGGTAAATTAACATTAGATAAAAACAGTGTTGTACAAGCTAACTATATGACTAAATTACTTGAATTATTAAAGGATACAAAAGATAAAAAAGAAACTTTTAAAAATATTCGACAAATTATTGCTGATTCAAAAGTTAAAGACTTTACACCTCTTTATACTTATCTTTATGAAAATTTAGATGAATTTGCAACTGGATCAATAGCTTCTTGTATATTAATAATTGCAGAATCACAATATACTGACTCTCATGTAGTTGATAAAGAAATTAATATTATGTCAATGTTTGTTAAATTAATGAATGAATTATGATGAATCCAAATCAACCAAATATCAATCCTGCAGATCTAAAACCAATGATCTGTACAGAATGTGGCGGAATGTATTTTCGTCAAGTAATGAGTATTAACAAAGTATCTAGATTTGTAACTGGCGCAGATAAAGACACAGTAGTCCCTATACCAGTATTTAGGTGTGACGATTGTGGCCATGTCCCAGAAGAGTTTAGACCAGTAAACCCTAGTAACTAATGGGAGCTCCATATCCAAAAGAACCAGTAGTTTTAGTATTCAAAACTTCTAATCGAAAAAATGCTAGAACTAAAATGAAAGTTTATAAGAATAAGAATGTTGATTATGTCAACGAAAAGAAACTTCCAGGAGTACCAGAAAATTCAGTTTTTCTAGAATTAGCTATTGGAGAACATTATATAGAAAAGTATAAACAAAAATATAAATTATGACAAAGAAGCCTGCAACTATTTTCGATTTTATTGATGGAATGACTCATAAGAAGAAAGCTTGGTCTGAATATACAGATATTGACCATAAAAAGTTTTCTCCTTATTTAGTTAATAGATGGTTATCAATGAGAATGGAACTAATTGAAATAATCAATCAGTTACAGAAATACACAATAGGGTTACTATCCCATAAGGATACTTATCGTCTCTATCACGGCCTTCTACCTGCCCAGAGAACCTTTGCTAAGTACATAAAAGGAAAAAAGGAAGATAAGTATGACAAACAGTTAGTTTCACAAATTGCAGACCACTATCTGATAAGTAAATCAGAGGCCATTGAATATGTCGAGTTAATGCCAAAAGATAGTTGCAGCTCTTTGTTATCATTATATGGATATACAGAAAAAGAAATAAAAACAATGTTAAAAGGTAAGAAATGAAATTTGAATCAGATAACACAGAATCAGTAAATACTCAATATCATTATGTTGGTAAATCTAGTTTATATAAGTTTTGCGAAGAATGGGATTTGAATTCATATGAATTTGATATTGTTAAACGGGTTGTTAGATGCAGAAAAAAAGGACAATTCGAAGAAGATCTAAAAAAGACAAAAGATTTAATAGATATATATCTCACAGAACATTTGGATCAATCCGAATAATTTCTTATAATATAATAAAAATATTATGGCAAATAACGTATATACGGTTGTGAGTATAGAAGCATCCAAAGAAGTTCTAAAAAATTTCGCAGACAAAATATTTACTCCAGAAGTAGAAGAGGCAGATTGGCAGAAAAAAAGTGATTTATTGGCTGACAATTTATATGGATTATTATACAAAGATTATCCAAAAGACAACTTAACTAGAGATTGGATGACTGAAAATGTAGGAGCAAAGTGGTGTTTTGTACATGATTGGCAAGTAGATGATGATATAATTGATTTGACATTTGATTCTGCATGGTATCCACCAGAAGAATTATTTCATGAACTAGCAGATTGGTTTATAAAGCGAGGCGAATTTGAAATGGAGGCTAGAAGTGAAGATGAAGCATATTTACATGTTTCGGGAGGCTACGCTAATCAAAACGGTTCTGAATTTATAATGGAAGATGATGATTTACCAGAATATCCAGATGAAGATGATTTTGCAGATAACGAAGATCAGTATGCATATGATGAAGCTGTTGAAAAGTTTTATGATAAAATTTCTGAAATAAAAGATGATCTTATCTTAGAATGTAAACAAGATCTTATTTTATATCCATAATATGAAAAGCGGGTATATAAATCCAGTATATAAACTATCATTAAATGATGTATCTAAGGTTCCTGCTAAGATATCTTATTCGCAATGGTCTATGTTTGAAAAGTGTCCTAGACAATGGAAACTTTCTTATATTGACAAATTAGCTCCATTTACTCATAGTATAGCAACTTGTTTTGGTACAGCATTTCATGAAACATTACAAGAATATTTAACTGTAATGTATACTGATTCTGTTAAAGCAGCTAATAATATTGACCTTCGTGATATGTTATTAACATGTTTAAAGATGGAATATCAAAAAGGTGTTAAAGCAAATAATGGAGAACATTTTTCTACTCCAACTGAATTAGCAGAACATTTAGAAGACGGCGTACAAATATTGGAATGGTTCACTAAAAGAAGAGCTCAATATTTTTCTACTAAGAATCAAGAGCTAGTTGGAATAGAAGTAGAGTTAGGAGTCCCTGCTTCTCCTACCAATAAAAATGTATATTGGTATGGATTTATAGATATAGTAGTTAGAGATACTGTACAAAATAAAATAAAGATATTAGATATTAAAACTAGTAGAATGGGCTGGAATAAATATCAAAAAGCAGACAAACTAAAAGCTGCTCAACTAGTTGCATATAAAAAATATTTTTCAGATCAATTTGGTATTCCAATTGATAATATTGATATTGAATTTTTTATAGTTAAACGAAAACTATTAGAAGAATCAATGTTTCCACAAAAAAGGATACAATTATTAAATCCAGCTTCAGGATCAGTTACTAGAAAAAAGATACAACGAAGTATTGATACGTTTATAGAATATTGTTTTGATAAAGATGGTAATAAACAGAAAGATAAAAATTATCTAGCTATTGCTGGTAAAGGAGCAAAACATTGTAAGTGGTGTCCATTTAAAATGGATTATGAAAATTGTCCTAAAGAAAATAGGATTCGTGAATAAATTTTAATATAATATAAATAAAAAGGAACATATATGAATGGATTATTATTAGAAGCATTATATACAAAATATCGTGCCGACAAAGCTGATGCAGTTGCTCGATTAGACATTTATCTAAACAATTCAGTTGGAATTGGAGAACATCCTCAACACACAGAAGAAATGGATAATATAGTAGCACAATTTGCAGATGCTCAAGATAAATTAGAAGCATTAAAAATGATGATATCTCATGTAGGAAATAGTAAGCCTGATCCAGAAAAACAAGTTATTAAAGGATAATGAGAATTGGTGTTATTGGAAATAAAGAATGGCAAAACAAACGAAAAATACAACAAGTTTTAACAGATTTAAAACAACGATTTTCAAGTGATTTAATAGTAGTAGGTGGAGGAGGAAGCGAAGGAGCTAATTTTATGATTAGAAAATTTGCATTAGAATTCGGAATTCAATATGAAGAATATAATGCATCATATACTGGCCATAATTTATATTCAGCACTTCCAGAATCTTATTATGGTAAAAATTATCATTTTTCACAATTATTACACAGAATGAGATTGTTAGCAGAAAATTGCGATTATTTAGTTATCATGAATAATCAAAAGGATTTAAATCCTCAACTAAAAACTGCATATAATAAAATAAACAAATTAAATAAACCAGTAACTATTATAGGTTGATATTTATAATAAATAAAAAAGTTATACAAGGAAATAAATGGAGTTACCTAAACTAAATCTACCAAACATACCGGTAGCTAAATCTAAAAAGAAAAAAATTCTATTAATGGGAGATGATTTACGTCTTCCATCAGGCATTGGAACAATCTCAAAAGAAATTGTATTAAATACAGTACATAAATATGACTGGATACAAATTGGAGGAGCACAAAATCATCCAGATAAAGGAAAGATGTTTGACCTTTCTGAAGATATAAAAAAACAAACAGGAGTTCAAGATGCAAATGTAAAATTAATTGCAACTGATGGATATGGAAATAGAAATTTATTATTTCAAGTATTAAATCAAGAAAAACCAGATGCTATCTTTCATTTTACAGATCCAAGATATTGGATATGGTTATATCAATTGGAACATGAAATAAAAACTACATTTGAAATTCCTATTATATATTATTCAATTTGGGATGATTTGCCATATCCAATGTGGAATGCTCCTTTTTACGGAAGTTGTGATTTAATAATGGGTATATCTAAACAATCTGATAATATTCATCGTGAAGTTTTAGATCAAAATAATTTCAATGTACATGATTGGGATAAAGGAAAAAATAAAGTTAAAGAGTTTGAATGGAATGATATAATTACTGGATATGTACCTCATGGATTAAATCATAATTTATATAAACCACTACCAGATTCAGATGATTTATATCAAAAAGCAGTAACAAACATAAAAGAAAAAAATAATGTAGATTTTATTGTTTTTTGGAATAATAGAAATATAAGAAGAAAACAACCAGGCGATTTAATATTAGCATTTAAACATTTTAGATCTAAATTACCTAAGAATCAACAAGATCGTGTAGCATTATTGTTACATACTCAACCTAGTGATAATAATGGAACAGATTTAAGAGCTGTTTGGAAAACATTAGCACCAGAATGTAAAGTTTTATTTTCAACAGGTCATATAACTTCTGAAGAATTAAATGGAATGTATAATATTTCAGATGTAGTAGTTAATATCGCATCAAATGAAGGATGGGGACTAAGTAGTACAGAAGCATTATTATCTGGAACTCCAATTGTTAACAATGTTACAGGCGGATTACAAGATCAAATGAGATTTGAAAATGATAAAGGAGAATGGATAACATTTGACAAAAAGTTTTCAACTAACAATCAAAAAACATTTACAAAACATGGTAAATGGGCTAAACCAATATTTCCATCAAATAGATCATTGCAAGGTTCTCCATTAACTCCTTATATATTTGATGATAGAGTTAATTTTGAAGATGTTGGAGATGCTATATTCGAATGGTGGTCAATGGATTCTGCAGAAAGAAAAAAATGTGGAGAAGCAGGAAGAGAATTTTGTTTGACTCATGGATTAACTGCAGAACAAATGGGAAATAAAATGATAGAAATGATTGAGTTTATGTTTGATACTCCAAAAGAAGTACGACCTAAATATAGATTAACAAAAGTAACAAAAAAACAATATAAAGAAATGGGAATAGTATGAAAAGATCATGTGTCATATCAAGTCCAGTAGCTACACAATCTGGTTACGGACATCATGCAAGAGAAATAATTGATAACTTTATAGAACAAAAAGATTCAGAATGGGACATTAAATTACTTTCAATGCCATGGGGAAGTACACCATTTACATATCCTGTTTCTGATGATATTAAAAATAGAATCGTTCCATTGCCTTTAAGAGAGCAACCAGATATTTGGGTACAAATAACAATCCCAAATGAATTTCAGCCAGTAGGAAAATATAATATTGGAGTAACTGCAGTAACTGAAGGTGATATATGTAAAAAAGAATGGGTAGAATCAGTAAATAAAATGAATTTAATTATTGTTCCATCACAATTCACAAAACAAGTATTATTTATTTCGGCACAAAAATATAATATTCCAATAACTACTAATATACAAGTTATTTCTGAATATTTCAATGAATCTATTTACAATAAAAAAAATACATCAGCTGTAGTCGATGAATTAAATGATATTCATGAATCATTTTGTTTCTTATTTGTTGGACATTGGCTTCAAGGACATTTAGGTCAAGATAGAAAAAATGTGTCTGGATTAATAAAAACATTTTTTGATACATTTAAAAATGCACAAAAAATGCCGGCTCTAATTTTGAAAACTAGCGGTGCAACATATTCTGTAACAGATCAATGGGAAATAGAAAAGAAAATAAATGAAATACAAGAAATGTATGGAAATTCTGTGAAACTTCCTAATGTATATTTATTACATGGTGATTTATCTGACAATGAAATGAATGCTTTATATAATCATTCAAAAGTTAAAGCCATGGTATCATTTACTAAAGGAGAAGGATTTGGAAGGCCTCTTTTAGAATTTGGAACTTCCGGAAAACCTATAATTGCTCCAGTATATTCTGGACAAGCAGACTTTTTAGAGCATGTAGTAGGATTACAAGGAGGATTAACAGAAGTACACCCATCTGCTAGAAATGAATGGATTATAGCCGAATCTAAATGGTTTACTCCTGATTATGAATTTGCAAAAAAAGCATTGAAACAAGTTTATAAACATTATAACAAGTATTTACCATTTTCTAAAGAACAAAAAAAGTTTGTTGAAACAAATTTTACTAGAAAAGCTGTATCAAAACAATATACAGAAGTATTAAAAATAATACAAGAGTCTATAGATAAAATTGCAATGCCACAACAATTGGAACTTCCTAAATTAAAATTACCTAAATTAAACAAAGTATAACATGTTTGAATATAATAAAGATCAAAAATATACAGAAAAATGGTTTGATAGGATGATCCCCATATGGAATAAAATTTTCACACAATATATAGCTCCTATAGAAATAAAAAATGTTTTAGAAATAGGATGTTTTGAAGGAAGAGCCACTAGTTTTATTTGTGAAGAATATTTGCAAAAAGATACTAATTATGATGTCGTAGATACTTTTGAAGGATCTTTAAATGAATCAGGAATGAATAGAACTGCTGAAAGATTATTAGAAAATAATTTTATTTATGATAACTTTGCTCATAATATATCTTTTTATCCTGACATTAATTTTAAAATCAACAAAGGAGTTTCTCAATATATACTCCCGGAATTAGAGAAAAAAGGTAACAAATATGATTTTATTTATATAGATGCATCTCATAGATCAGACGATACTTTTATAGATGCATATTATGCACATAAAATGCTTAATTCTAAAGGTTTGTTAATATTTGATGATTTTGAATGGCAAGATCCAAAACAAACAAATTTGGTAGATTCTCCTAAATTTGGAATACGATCATTTTATACTATGTATGAAGATTTATATGATATAATTTTTAAAGGTTATCAATTGGGATTAATAAAAAAATGAAAATAGGATATTTTATAACAGCATGTAATGAATATGAAGAGTTAAAAAAACTTTTAATATTATTGCGAACTAACATAGACAAAAATGATTGTATTGGTGTTTTACTTGATGAAGAAAAGGTAACACCAGAAGTTGATTCATTGTGTAATCAGTTTCTAGTTCCAGATAATGAATCATTTCGTGTAATATATAGTAACTTAGATAAAGACTTTGCATCATTTAAAAATTTAGGATATCATTTATTTGACGATTGTGACTGGATTTTCAATATAGATGCTGATGAATTACCATCTTCAATATTAATACAAAATATCAAACAAATTATAGATTTAAATCCAGAAACCGAATTAATATATGTTCCAAGAATAAATACTGTAGAGGGATTGACTCAAGAACATGTTAATAAATGGAAATGGCAAGTAAATGAAGAAGGATGGGTAAACTGGCCAGACTATCAAGGAAGAATATATAAAAGATCTCCAATGATAGAATGGAAAGGAAAAGTTCATGAGCGAATTGAAGGAATAAAAAAATATTCACACCTTCCGGCAAAAGAAGAATTTGCATTTCATCATCCTAAAACAATACAAAGACAAGAACGTCAAAATAAACTTTACGAAACAATTGGAAATTAATTAAAAATTACATATAATATATATAAGTAGGAAATAAAATGAAAATAGGGTATATAGGAAAATTTGAAAGAATTTATGACGAAGAAGGTATTGCTCGTTCTTTAGAAAAATTGGGTATTAATATAATAAGAATTAATCCAATTGAATTATTTAGTAATTTTGATTATACTCTTAATTATATCCTTTCATCTAATTTAGATTATTTAATGTCGCCAAAATGGTCTGTACCTAATCTTGATAAAATTTTCAAAGAATGTCGACAAAAAGGAATAAAAACTATAACATGGCATTCTGATGCTTTTTATGAATTAGAAGGCAGACATAATATTGTAGTAAATAAAGAAGAGATGTATAAAGCTGATTATGTTCTTACTCCTGAAGGTTATGCTCATAATTTTTGTATAGATAATAAAATTAATCATTTTACTGTAAGACAAGGCATATATAATGAATGTTGTTATAAAGGAATACCTATTTATCAACCATATGATGTAGTATTTATAGGAGGCACAACAGACTTGTATCATACTTATAGAAAGGATCTTGTAGAATTTTTACATCAAACTTATCAAGATAAATTTTTACATATAGGTAAAACTGAACATGAAATACGTATGGATGACTTAAATAATTTGATAGCTTCTAGTAAGATAATTATTGGAGAAAGTGTTCCTAAACCATATTATTGGTCTAACAGGCTGTATGAAACTATTGGCAGAGGAGGATTTTGTTTGCATGCCTATCACGAAGGTATTGATAAAGAATATGAAATAGGTACCCATTTTGATGTTTACTATCGAGAGGAAGGATTTAATAAGATTAAAGATAAAATCGATTATTGGATAGAAAATGATGAAGAAAGAGAAACAGTAGCTAATAAAGGCATGATTCATACTCAAAAATATCACACATTGGCTAACAGAGCTTCACAATTAATAGAAATTATAACAAATAACAAGAAAAGTAAATTATGAGGAATATAAATAATAAAAATATATGCGTAATTGGCGGAGCTGGATTTTTAGGTTCCCATTTAGTAGATCATTTAATAGAAGACAGGAATTGTACAGTAACTGTTTTAGATAATCTTATAACCGGCCGCAAAGAACATTTACACTCTAAGAGTAAATTTATTTGGTTTGATATTAGAGATAATGAAATAGAATTAGCTAAAATTTTTACAGACAATAACATAGAGTATGTTTTTAATTATGCAGCCGAGCCTTATATTCCTGAATGCTTTGAAAGACCGATGCATTTTTTCGATATAAACGCTACGTCAGTACTAAAAGTATTAAATGCATGCCAAATTGCAGATATAAAAGGTTTGCTTCAAGTTAGTTCAGCTGAAATATATGGAGATATGGTAGGTAAAATTAAAGAATCTGATCCTATTACACCACATTCTACTTATGGAGTATCAAAAGCTGCAGCTGATGGATTAGTCCAAGTTAGATGGAGGGAAGCTAAAGTTCCTGCAATTGCTATGAGACAATTTAATTGTGTAGGAGAAAGAGAAACACATGAATATGTAATTCCAGAAATTATTTCACAATTACATATTTCGAATAAAGTGAATTTAGGAAACAATTCATTTAGAGATTTTCAGTATGCCGGCGATGCAGTTCGAATGGCGGTTGAACTACTCGAAAAAGGAAATTTTGGCGAAGTATATAATATGGGATCAGAAGGCGGGTCAAAAATTTATGATTTAGCTCATTTAATTGGGAAATTAATGGGGCATGAAACAATTGAAATAATTACAGATGAAAGTAGAATTCGTCCATGGGAAATATGGCATTTACAATCTGATAATACAAAGCTTTATTCTGTAATAGGAGAAAAAACTCCAACTTCCCTTGAACAATCTTTAATAAATACAATAAAATATTTTCATAATAATAATAACAAATGGGCTTTTTAAAATTTAAAAAAAAAAAAAAAAAAATAAAAAAA